TGACCTACGTACTTTAGCGTCCGAGAACCTTTCCTCTAGGAGTTTTTCTAGATTAGCTAGGTCCTGAGGGTTTTGGTCAGCTACGTCGTCATCAATTCTAAAGGCCTTACCTCTGCCAAAGGTAGCTTCCTCCACCTCGGCTACTGCGGACTCTACGGCTTGTTGGGTATGTGGTGAGACTAAGCGACTGCGTTCACTTTGACGTTCTACGTCCTCCTTGGCCCATATTCCACGCCAGATACGATAGTACTCATCGTCCTTTTGCTCATAGTTAGTTGTGTAGAAGTCAGACCACTCATTCATCTTAGCCTGAACCCAGTCCTCTAACTTACCTCCGTCAGTAAGTGTATCAAACTCTTCCTCAACTGTATTTAGAATCTCGATTGGCATAGTATTCTTAGTTCCTTAGTGTTTGTCACCTAGTATCCTGCTATTTCGTCTAGGGGCTCATCGTATGTTTCGTAGAATCCTTCGTCGATGTAGATGACTTCGGACAACTGGTCTATGTACGCTAGTGAATCCACCATGTCGTCATGGGTCAGAGGGTCAGGGAATTGAAATAGTTGATCTAGGAACTTAGTGTTCCACTCACCTTTGTTCAGGGTAACTAGGCCATTCTCAAACCTTCCTTGCAAAGCCCACATGATACGGTCAGTTTTCTTACGATTACCGTGGGTAAGTTCCTGTACATTAAAGAATCTACCGTACTGCCTCTGTAAGTCCTCTAAAGGGCTCATAACTGCCTGTTTAGCTATCCCCTTCTCTATTCCCATAGCTGTAGGTCTGTAGTCTCTGACTACTTGGAATATCTTAGCCGCAGTCTCCTTAAGAGTCCAACGTCCTGCTATGATGTCCTTGACCCACCATCCCTCTGGGGATACTTTTACTATGGCTATAGCTGTGTCATCTAAGTGCTTGGATGCCTTAGCACCCTTTGCTACTTCCTCAAAACCAGCTAAGTCTATTGCTATGAGCCATTGACCACCCTTAGGTTCCTCCTCTGAGAACTTAGCCCAATCCTCCTTAAACATCTCTGAGCCACGGGCTTCAAAGGAAGCCTCGTACTCTTGTCTAAAGGCAAAGGAGCTTAGGGTTTCCTTAGCAGCTTGGATCTCATTAGGGTCCATGAGGGGGTTATCTGCTGAGGTAAAGTGCCAAGCCTTAGTGTCCGGTAGCTCCCCTAGGTATGCCTTGGTGTATATTTCATAGAAATGATTACGACCCATAGGTGTACCAATAAAAATACAGGAACCTTTGTGGTCACTAAGTGCAGGTCTGAGGATCTGTTCAAAGACCTCAGGCTTCATATCTGCGTACTCATCCATGACTAAGTGCTTAAGGGCCACACCTCGCATAGTGTCTGGTCTGTCAGCCCCTTTGAGGCTTATCTTAGCCCCATTGATCAGGGTTATCTGTAGATTGTTAATATGTTTACTTTGGATAAAGGAATGGCCTAGTTCACCTAGGGTATCCCACATAATGTCCCTAGCCTGTCCCTGTGTAGGGGCTACATAGTATACTTGGCCCGGTGAGTCCTCTAGGGCCTTCAGGAGCAAAGTAATTGCTGCAAGGCGGCTTTTGCCACACCGTCTCCCTGCTGCTATGACCTTGAACCTGCTGGGGTCTACAAAGACCTCTTGTTGCCACGGTAGAAGTTCGACATTAAACTCTAAGGACATCCCTAGGCTCCTAGCTCAGAGTCTGAGGCACCTAGGTCCTCAGTTACTTCGGTAAACTCTGCATCCCCTATGTCTTGGGGTACATTGGCAGTAAGTCCAGTGATATTGATTTGTATTGAGTTCTTACCTTGGCCCTTAGTAACCTCTTGTTCAAACATGGCGCTGGGAGCTACTCTGTCCATCACCAGTTTCCATGCTGCTGCTTGGTTCTTATGTTCATCATCCAAGGCTGCATTGAATATACTGTCAAGGACTTTGCGTGACTTAGGTGAAGTCAACATCCTTGATTTATACTCATTCATTATGGCTGCATCGCCCTTAGGCCTACCTACAGCCCCTCGGTTACCCTGCTTTTTCTTAGATACGTCAGCCTTCTTAGGTCTACCTACGCGACCCTTAGGTTTACTTAGCTTAGTATCCTTAGCCTTAGTAGGCTTTGTGGTGTCCTCAGGTTCTTTGGTACTCAAAGTTTCTCCTTAGGTTAACTTAGTGAACTAAGTTCACTATGGGTGCAAGTGATTGCTTAGTAAACTTAGCCTTAGGCTCTTAAGTTACTCAGGACCTTAGCTTTAGTAAGCTGAGGCTCTTAAGTTACTCAGAAACCTTAGTTTTTTATTATAGTTATATACATAAGATAATACACTTGCTAAACTTAAGAGCCTTAGACCTTAGTGTACTAATCTTTGTTTGAACTATGTTAATATTATAACATGTATCTAAGCAAAAGTCAATACCCTAAGGGCCTAAAACCTTAGTTTTTACATAGTAATCTTAGCTTAGTTTCCCTTAGTTAACTATGATGCCCGAGTTGACCCTAAATGTCAAGGTTTTTCTTAGTTATTTACTAAGTTTCTTAGCTCAAAGTCCCTTAGTATTCAAGTACTTAGTTACATTGGTCACATTGACTACATTATGGTTAGTTTACCTAGTTCTTAGGGCCTTAGTACCTAGTTAAACCAAGGGTCTAAGGGCCTAGTTCCTAGTTTTACTCTTTTGTAAACTTGGTAGCCTACCCCTAAGTAAACCAAGATCCAATCCCCACCCCGGCCCCCTTGTCCCTCAGCCCCTCAGCCCTTAGTCCCTAAGGTTCTAAGCCCGGCTCCCTTAGTACCAAAGGATCTTAGACAACTAGGGGCCATTGTGCTAGGGGCCTTAGTCCCTTAGGTACTTAGGGCCAAGGGCCTTAGTCCAAAGTAATCTTAGACAACTTAGGGCCATTGTGCTAGGTGACCGTTCATCGGATAACTTAGAAAACATTGGACAGCGAGGGCTGCTTAGGGTACCACTAAGGACTATGTTGACAACGTGCACTCAGTATGCTAAGGCCTTAGACCATGGTTGACACAGTGTACTCAGTATGCTAGCGCACGTACTGTGTTGACAACGTGCACTCAGTATGCTAAGGCCTTAGCCCATGGTTGACATAGTGCACTCAGTATGCTAAGGCCTTAGCCCCCTGTTGACTTAGTGCACTCAGTATGCTAGGTGAACTATGGTCTATGCTGGCTAGGCATATAAAGAGCACCAATACCCTAAGGTACTAAGCACCCTGGTTCTTATAACTTATTGTCCCGACGAACGGTAGTAGACATAGGGACCCAGTAGTGTACAATGTACTCATCAAATCAAGCAACGCACCAAACGGAGCAGAACAAAATGATCAAAACTAGCGGATATCAAGAGTGGGTAATTCAGCTACTTGCTATTGACAACCTTGCAAAAATAGAAGATTTCACTCTGGAAGAAATAGACGCAATGGGAATGGCAGCGGAAAACGGATTGAATGACTGGGACGCGGACAGAAACGACGCGCGGAATCAATTTAAGTCTCAAGAGGAGGCTGAATACAGCTACTTCGCAGCAACATTTGATGACGTGATTCACGATAATCATTTGACAAATTAGGGCCCTAGGTTTACCATGGGCCCATCAACTAAGTAACTAAGGACTAAGCACAATGAAACTAATGCCGGATAACGTGGAATATCTTACTGTTGAGCTTACAATCTTCATGGTCGTAATGTTCAATGCTGTACTGGCATCAATAGGAAGCACTCAAAACCAACAGACGTTGCTACTAATGGCGATACCCTTGACCATAATGACAACCATCCTTGCCGTAGCCAGTCACTTCAACGAACGATAGGAGAATAAACGATGATCAAACACCCAAACGTAAACAAGCTAACCCCTTTAAACTTCATTTTAACAGAACTAGCCGCGGGCCTATACGGTAGTGCTAAGGTATGCGACCTACTTATGAAGAACGATAGGTACACTCTGCGACTGATACACAATCACATACTACCTAGAATCAACGAGTTAAACAGTGAGCTGGTTGAGCACCTAGACAACAAAGAGTATTAAGTACTTGACAACCAAGGGCCCTTGGTTTACCATGGGTCCATAACAACTAAGGATCTGAGAACAATGTTAAAGCTATCTAAAGCATCTAAAATGTCGTGTAGATCATGGTCTCTTGAAGCACTAAGCACCTGCCCAGCCTCCAAGGACTCACAAGGTAACCTAGTGCCAGCCTGCAAAGGATGCTACGCTACCACTGGAAACTATAGATTCCCTAATGTTAAGGCCCCTAGGGTACACAATAAGGAGGACTGGCAACGGGAACAATGGACTCAGGACATGGTAGCAGAGTTAGACAACGACAGGTATTTTAGGTGGTTTGATTCTGGCGATATGTACTCTTTGGGCTTAGCTACTAAGATCCTAGAGGTAGCACGTAACACGCCACATTGTAACCATTGGATACCCACAAGGATGCACAAGTTTACTAAGTTTGCAAAGGTACTCAGTGAACTTGAGGCGCTACCTAACGTAGTGGTAAGGTATTCCAGTGATTCCATTACAGGTGAAACACTGAGTCACAAAGGGAATCAGAGTACCATAGTTCCCACTGTAGACCATGCCGCTAAAGGTATGTCACTATGCAGAGCATATGAACAAGAAGGTAAATGCCTAACCTGTAGACAATGTTGGAATAAAGATGTAAAAGTTATCGCATACCTCGCCCATGGTGCTAAGATGGGCAAACAAATCAAAGAATTAGGCATTATAGCCAAAGGATAAGAAGGACAGGATTTTTATAACTAAATATTATTAGGCATTTAAACTTAAGGTGTCTATAGTTCAACTTCAATTAACTAAAGGTAGTACCACCATGAAAGTCGATATTCTCCTACTGTTCAACGTCACTGATTACGCGGCACAACCATGGTTAGACCGTGGCTATAGTGTCTTAGCCGTTGATACTCAGCACCCCAAAGGTTTAACGGGGCATCCTCAATACCTAAAACTGGGAGCTTCTGTATCCAAGGAATTACTAGGGGCTTTAAAGCCTAGGCTAGTAATAGGCTTCCCACCCTGTACAGACCTAGCAGTCTCTGGGGCGGCTCACTTCGCCTCCAAAAGGCTAAAGAATCCTAAGTTTCAGGATGATGCCGCGGCTCTATGCCGGCTCGCGTATGACCACTACGCACCTAAAGGCGTGCCTGTAATCCTAGAGAACCCTGTAAGCGTATTGGCTTCTCTATGGCGCAAACCTAACTTCTACTTTAATCCGTGTGACTATGGTCAGTACATACCTATAGCGGAGGCAGAGCATCCAGAATTTCCAGACCACATCGCCCCTAGGGACGCATACACTAAAAAGACTGGCATATGGTGTACTCCCGACGTAGTTAAACCTCCCGTGGCTCCCGTGGAGCCAGAGAGCCAGTATAGTAGACAGCATAAGAAGCTAGGAGGCAAAGGAGCTAAGACTAAGAAGATCCGTAGCACCACGCCTAGGGGATTTATGGAGGCTCTTTGTAGAGCTAACGAGCACATAATTACCTGAGTTAGCGTAAGGAGCAGAGGAAATGAAGACCTATAATATGTACTTAAGCAATGGGGCCACACACCCATCACAATGGGTTACTGACGACGGGAGATACTTCATAATGGAGCTTGAATACTACAAGCAAGCGCCCACTAAGCCTTATTATAACGCATATGACATAGGGACTGTGCCGTGTAGGAAAGTAGAGGAAGGTCACAGCACATTAGAAAGCATCTTAGAAGCATTGGAACTAAGGGAATACGGGAAATGAGTTGGACTAGAAAACAAGGTGACAGTAAGAAACACAGCAATAGAAACTTTGTAGCTAAGCACGCGCACAAAGTCAGCAAAGCGACTACGTTCGTAGATCGTAAGCGTAAACAAAAGACAGGGTACACTAAACATAAAACAGGTTGGAGTGAATAATTATGATAACGAGGAATGCTAGGGTCTCTGATAATGCTACGGTCTCTAGGGATGCTAGGGTCTATGGGAATGCTAGGGTCTCTGAGAATGCTAAGGTCTCTGATAATGCCACGGTCTCTGATAATGCCACGGTCTCTGATAATGCTACCGTCTCTTGGAATGCTGAAGTCTATGAGGATGCTAGGGTCTATGGGAATGCCACGGTCTCTGAGAATGCTAGGGTCTTTGGGAATGCTACGGTCTTTGGGTATGCTACGGTCTTTGGGAATGCTAGGGTCTTTGGGGATGCTAGGGTCTTTGGGGATGCTAAAGTCTATGAGAATGCTAGGGTCTTTGAGAATGCTAGGGTCTTTGGGGATGCTAAAGTCTATGGGGATGCTAAGGTCTCTGATAATGCTAGGGTCTATGGGAATTCTCAGATCTCTGGGGATGCTAGGGTCTATGGGGATGCTAGGGTCTATGGGGGTGTCTATCTAAAGGCGGGTATTATAACAGGCACAATGTTATACGATAGAGACTTGCCACAGATTAAGCGTAGCGATGGCTACGTATTCACCTATTGCCAATGCTCTGATGGGGTATTCAGAGTAAGTGCGGGCTGTAGGTACTTTACAATGCAAGAAGCAAGGGAACACTGGACAAAGACTCGAAGTGGTACTAAGCTAGGCGATGAAACTATGTTAATATTAGATTTTTTGGAAAATGCAGTGAGGGCATACTATGAATAACTCAGACACTAAGTACACGCTACGCAACAAACGCAACGGCAAGGTAGTGGAAGTACAGGCACCTAGCCTATGGATAGCTAAGGACAGAGGAGCCAGAGAAACATGTAAGAGCCATCAGGACCTAAGGTATGCCTCTGAAATTATGGCACTGGTAACTGAACATAGCAGACCTAGTGCTAACGAGGCGCTTAAGAACACTAACGATGAAACTAAGGAGGACTAAGAACAATGGCTATAACTAAAGTACAGCTATCTTTTGAGGTACATAATAAGACAGGGCTCCCTGCCCACTTAAGCCGACTAATCGAACTAATTTCTAGGGAGTACAATAGTACATTAGTAAACGTATCTATGGAAACTAAGGACAAAGAGGACTAAATATGCGATGTAAAGCTTGTAATTCATTACTCAGTGACGCTGAGGCACGACGTAAAGAGAAAGAGACAGGGGACTATGTAGATCTATGTGGGGCTTGTTACTACGTCTCAGAGGACGTTAGGGTAGGCTTCTATAGTGATTCTGATATATCCCTAGAAGAGTACCTAGACCCATTACTGAACGAAGGTGCTTAGAGGTTTAGGTACTAAGGGCCCCGGTTCTTATTACTAAGCATTCTAAGAACCCTTGGCTAAAAGTTTGTATATTGAGTAATACAGTGTATAATACTTAGTATACAAAGAGGACAGAGATTAAGTTATCTAAGTTTATTATCTATGTTTAATAACTAATGATTAAAACTTAGGTTAAGTAAGGTAAACTAAGTTAACTTAGGGAACTAAGTTATAGGGACTAAGAAATGAAGATTACAGGAGAAGCCGAATGACGCCCCGTAAGTATTTATGTACTGGGACAGCTTTAAGGAACGGGGTAATGGTAACGCTTACTGCCGAGCTTGAAGAGTGGTGGTACGAAGGTCGCAAAGTAGAAACAATAGAAGAGACTGCACGAGGTTACTTCTATGATGCCTTCGATAAAGCTGGCCTAGAAAGTCTGCGAGTCGAGCAACTTACAGGGGGTGAAGGATGAGTAAACATATTGGCTTTGATCTAGGTTCGCCAGAAGGTGACTGGTCGCACTACGGAAACTTATCAGCAACACCGGCAGATCGAGCGGTAGAGCTACGCTGTGTTGATTGTCGAGTTATTTGGTTGGGCTGTATGGACGTTTGCGAATGCCCTAAATGCGGGAAGGCACAAGACGTTCTAGCACTACAAAAGACAATGATGCCTGAATATCTAATAGGCAAGTCCGATGACGCGAAGATTGCAGCTTTGAAGGCTCAGTTGGCCTCTGCGCTAATGGATGGTCACGACATGGCTAAGAATGAGTATCGCGGGGAAATCCAGCACCTAGAATCACTGCTCAAAGCGATTGTGGAGGCTAGGGCTGAATGCCTTAATAAACGAAGTCTAGACGCCGATAGTAAATTATTCGATGCAATCAAAGCAGCAGACTACCTAGAGGGGAATAAAGATGCCTAGACACCCATTAGTCGTAAAACTGAAGTCCGGCGAGTATGACGGCGCTGATCTAATGAAAGCTTGGCTGCTGATCGAAGCCCTACAACGTGAGAACGCCGAGCTTAAAGAGCGGCTAGAAACAGCAGTAGCTCACGCTGCGATGGCAAAAGAAACGCTTGAAGAAAACGGTTTCACAGTAACTTTCATACCACCAGTAGACAGCGAGGTGAGGGAATGAACATCAAACGAGTAAAGGATTGGATTGATGCAAACTTTAACGACGGTGACGACAGAACCGGCGCAAAGAATGACTGGATAAAAATGACCCCGGACCAACTAGAGGAGGCCGTGATGGACTGTATTGGATACTTCCTACAGGAAGAGGCGGAAGAATTTAGCAGAGCACGCGAGGAAAAATATGGCTAACGTAATAGACCTATCATCTCGGTTTATCTTCAAGACACTACGAAACATGTCTGAGCAGCAACGCAGGGAGATAGAGAGAAACCCCGCCCCTTACATCCGCAAAGCCAGTGAGGAGGTACAGAAGATGAGGGGGGTAATCAAGGAGCTGGACCTAGCACTTAATCCAATGCCTGAAATCATTACCAATGAAGAAGCCACAGTACGAGGGCCAGACATAAGGACAGATGCTGTAGTCAGAGTCAGTAAAGCAAGAGAGATAATCAACGAATGGAGAGGGGTGAAGGAATGAACAGAGAGGACAAGTTTAAAAAACTAGCAGAAAAACTGACACCAGATCAAAACCGTTTATGGGCGGTTGCTTGTGCGGAGTTAGTACTACCAATCTTTGAGGAAAAATACCCTGATGATAATAGGCCAAGACTAGCCATCGAAGCCGCTAAAAACAAATCACATGATGATGCTGCCGCTTATGCTGCTACTTATGCTGTTTATGATGCTGTTTATGCTGCCGCTAATGCTGCTTACTACGCTGAAAAGGCAGGTGCCAGTAAAGAAGAGATTCTACAACTAGGGGAAGAGATTTATGCACAAAGCTAACAACGAATATCAAGAAATATCTAAGGTCGAGCTACTGGATCTTAGCTGCCCGGTTACCTACACTAAGGAAGCAGGCCTAAGCTGGAACCCACAGGCACCTAGGGACCTTATTAGCGAGAGAGCTAGAGTATCTGTGCCCCCTGAGATTGCTAAGGGTAAGTCGGGAGCTCTTATGGACTACTTATCGGAGCATAAGCATTGGTCACCTTTTGAGATGGTGACTGCGGGGTTCCTAATAGAGACCCCTAGGGACATATCCAGACAGCTACTTAGGCACCGAAGCCTACACTTCCAAGAGTTCTCACAAAGGTACGCGAACCCATTAAAAGACATGGGCGCACTTTGGAGCTTAAGACAGGTTAGGATGCAGGACACTGAGAACCGTCAGAATTCCCTAGAGGACGTAAGCGACTGGACCCGAGAAAGATCTGAGGAAGCCATGCACCATGTTCTCACCACTTCTGTGGCTGAGTATGGGATACTGATAAACCGAGAAGTAGCTAAGGAAGTTGCCAGAGTAGTACTACCTGAGGGCCTTACTATGTCCCGTATGTTTGTCTCAGGGTCAATGCGGTCTTGGATACACTTCTGTGACGTACGTACAGACCCTAGTACACAGAAGGAACACAGGGAGGTTGCTGAGAAAGTTAAGGCAATCATTTGGGACATCATGGAAATAGAGAAAGGGGACTAACAATGGTAGTAACATTCTTAGCTGTAAGCATAGTTGTACTAGGGGTAATCCTATGGGCTGCGTTGGACGACATAGCCTTAGCTGACTCAAGGATTGACTTCCTTAACAGACGGACTGATCACTTAGCTGACAGAGTCAGGAGCTTAGAGTCTAACGATCACAAAGTTTCTTGACAATCACTATTAACTCAGTTAAACTAAGTATTGAAAGGTTGAGGGACAAACAAGTCCCACAAAGTTAAACTAAAGGGTACTAAGTTACCCACAAAGTCACAGGAGACTTTTATTATGCCAATTGCACAAGGTAAGGTATCATTAGGTTCAATCAAGAGCACTAATGTTTACGCAGGTAAGGACACAGGAACTTATCAACTGGTGCTTCTACTAGACGACACAGCCGACAAGGTTGTCACTTCGTCCGAGATGGAAGCCAAGGGTGTTAAGATCAAAGAGTACGAAGGTACTCCGCAACGTAAGTTCACTACTACGTTTAACGTGCCTGTAGTGGACACTGACGGAAAGACTCCTTTTGCAGGTGAGCTCCCCCGAGGTTCCGTAGTACGTATTGCGTACAAGTTCGGCAACCCACACCCTGCACATGGTGTCCCGTGCTACATGGACAAGATCCGTATTGTTTCCCTAGGGGAAGCTGTGGACAGCCTTGAGGACGAGGAAAACCTCTAAGTGTCCAGAGTTGTCAACAGAGAGCCATGCCCTTCGTGTGGCTCTCGTGATAACGTAGCTGTGTATGAGGACGGAGGTAAACACTGTTGGACACCCAACTGTGATTACCACGTCCACTCCAGCAGCTACAATGACGAAGTAAGGGAAACTAGGGGACATAATACTATGACACAAAGCACACCAGTAGAGTTCACAGGTGTCTTATCGGACTTAGGGGATCGTAAGATTCCTAAGTCTATCTGTGAACACTTCGGAGTCCTAGTCACCTATGATCAAGCCGGAAGCATAGATAAGCACTACTATCCTAGGTACACTAAAGCCGACAAGAAACTGTGTAGTACTAAGATCCGCTTAGTTCAGACTAAGGGCTTCTACAGCACGGGCACTAAGGAAGACGTAGCCATGTTTGGGTACAACAAGTGCAAAGGCAAAGGTAGGCTTACGATCACTGAGGGTGAGCTGGACGCTATGGCTGTTGCTGAGATGAATGGTAAGCAGTGGGACGTAATGTCCCTGAACAACGGTGCTCAAGGTGCTGCTCAGGAACTCAGGGAAATGCTTGACTACATTGAGAAGTACGACGAAGTACGCTTCTGCTTTGACATGGATGAGCATGGTGATAAAGCATGGGACGCAGTTAAGGACATCCTAGAGCCGGGCAAGGCCCTGAGGGTACGTCTGCCTCTCAAGGACGCTAACGCAATGCTCATGGCGAACAGGATCAAGGAGTTCAAAAGTGCATGGTGGGCTGCTGAGGTGTACACACCGGACGGCATTGTTAACGGTGGTGACATTTGGGAAGACATCATAAACAGGCTGGACGTGGAGTCAGTACCTTACCCTTATGAGGGCTTAAATGAGCTAACCAAGGGCCTACAACAGGGTACTGTGATCACTGTAACCTCAGGCTCAGGGATGGGGAAGTCTCAGTTTATCCGTGAGATGGAGCACTGGTTGTTCAGTACCACTGATGACAAGATAGGGGTACTGGCCTTAGAGGAATCCAAGGCCATTACAGGGCTAGGTATTATGAGTATTGAGGCTAACCAAAGACTCCATGTTGACCGAGACGTACCTAAGTCCGAGATACAAGGTTTCTTTGATAAGACTTTAGGTACACGTAGGTTCTATCTATTTGATCACTTTGGGTCTACGTCCGAAGACAACATTATGAATCGACTAAGATTTATGATCAAAGGTTGTGGGTGCAAATGGATATTCCTAGACCACCTCAGTATCGTAGTATCTGACCAAGAGGGCGGTGATGAACGTAAGAACATTGACGCAATCATGACTAAGATACGTACTCTGGCTGAGGAGACAGGGGCTACTATCTTTGTCGTAGTTCACCTTAAGAGACCTGAGGGTAAGAACCATGAGGAAGGTGGCCGAGTTACATTAGGTCAGCTTAGAGGCTCAGGCTCCATTGCACAGCTTAGTGACTTCGTAGTAGCCTTTGAACGTAATCAACAGGCAGAGGACATTAACGAACGTAACCTAAGCACAGTCAGGGTACTTAAGAACCGTTGGACAGGTGAGACAGGGGTAGCCACTAGGTTGCTATATGATAAAAACACAGGACGTATGACTGAGATGCCTGAGTTTGAAGGAGGCGAGGAACTATGATCAAAGGCTACATAGGAGACTAAGTTGGAGTACTACGTTGACATAGAAACTGAGTCACTGAGCCCCAAAGTTATTTGGTGCGTAGGTGTCGAGGACTCAGAGGGTAACTACGAGGAGTTTAGGGACGCTAAGTCACTTAGGGACTATGCCTCCTCAGTTTCCTCAGGTACTTGGTACGCTCACAATGGGATTAAGTTTGACTACCCTGTACTCAGAAACCTATGGGACATAGACATTAGTCACTATGGTATCCAAAGGGATACCATAGTTATGTCTAAGTTAGCTACACCCCGTAGGGACGGAGGTCACTCTTTGGACAACTTGGGTGCTTTGGTAGGACATAGGAAGATTGACTTCCATGACTACTCAAGGTACACACCCGAGATGTCTGAGTACTTACGTCAGGACTGTAAGGTACTTGGGGCTGTAGTCTCTCTGCTGCATAGGGAACTAAGGCAGTTCTCAGAGGACTCAGTTGACTTAGAACATAAGGTAGCTGAGATTATTTATCAACAGGAATTGAATGGGTGGCTCTTGGACGCAAAGGGAGCCCATGAATTGCTTGGAACATTAAAGGAGAGGATCAATGACGCAACGGAGATTGTTCATAGTACGTTTAGGCCAAAAGCTACCTTGGTTAAAGAGATTACACCAAAAGTTAAAAAGGACGGAACACTCAGTGTCGTAGGTTTAAAGTGCTACGGGGAACATGCGACTAAGATTGTCGGTGGCCCCTTTAGCCGCATTGAATGGCAAGAGTTAAACTTAGGGTCAGGACCTCAGGTGGCTGAGAGACTGGTTACCGCAGGTTGGAAGCCTACTGAGTTCACTGAGAAGACTAGGGTCCCTGTGGTTAACTACGAGACCTTAGAGGAGGCTTCGGAGGCTATCCCTGAGGCCAAAGCTATCTACGACTTCCTGCTACTGGACAAGCGTAGGTCACAGGTGGAACAGTGGATTCACTATCTAGGCCCTGACAACAGAGTACATGGCCGCGTTGACCCCATGGGAGCAGTGACAGGACGTATGACGCACAACAGCCCTAATGTGGCTCAGGTGCCTTCCTGTGATGCTCCATGGGGTCATGGGTGCCGCAGCCTATGGATAGCCCCTGATGGGTACTGTATCGTAGGTGCCGATGCCTCAGGCTTAGAGCTTAGGATGCTTGCTCACTACATGGACGAGCCTGAGTACATCAAGGCAGTCTGTGAAGGATCTCAGGAGAACGGTGACGACATTCATACCCTGAACCAGCATGCTGCGGGGCTTAGTAAACGTTCTGAGGCTAAGACCTTTATCTATGCCTTCCTCTACGGAGCAGGAGACGCTAAGATAGGTAGTATCGTAGGTGGCAACGCCTCAGACGGAAAGGACCTTAAGGCTAAGTTCCTAGAGGGTGTCCCTGCACTAGGGGCCTTGATAACTAAGGTACAACGTATAGCCAGTAACTCAGGGTCTGTGCCCGGCTTAGACGGACGTAGAATCCCTGTCGATAGTCTACACAGTGCCTTGAATCGCTTGTTACAGGGCGGTGGTGCCATCGTTATGAAGAAGGCGTTGACAATCTATGATGAATACAGTAGACTATGGTCATTGGACGCACATAGGGTCGGTAATATTCATGATGAGATGCAAGACCAAGTGCTAATCAAGGACGCTAAGAAAGCTGGTTACCTTATGGTAGAAAGCATCAAAGCAGCAGGGACACAGCTTAACATGCGTTGTCCTCTGGACGGAGAATACAAAGTAGGCTCTAGTTGGGCTGAGACACACTAAGGAGAACAGAGCATGACAGACTATGAGATATTCCTAGGGTTCCTTAAGAGAACTGACATAAAAGCTGAGTTCGGCCCACATACTATATATGAGCAGGGAGAGTGGCTAAGTAATGGTTCTGAAGCCGATGGTGAAGGATACGAAGTTTGTATTGGGCCTAACTACCAAGACGATAAGGTATCCGATTGGGGGCCTTTCCCTTGGATGAGCTTTAGTTTCAATGACGATGGTTCTTTTATGGAGTGGAACTCAGGCGTATGGGGCGAGGTCGATGTAAGCTATAAAGGCGGTGTAAAACAAGGGGCGGGTAAGTAACATGGCATATATTAAGAACGTTGACGGAGGAGCAAACATGAAACTATGGGTTAGAACAGGAAAACAAGGCGGCGTAGGCACTGAGTACTCAGGTGTCTCTGAATACAATCTAGGGGATAATGAATTACTTATTGTTTTCCAAGACGGTACTAAAATGAAGTTCCCAAGGGAGCAGGTATTCTCAGTGACTGAGGTCAAGGGAGACTAGCATGCCAACTAACTCTAATGCCTCTCTGGTTGCAGAGATACAACGAATGCTAGTAACTAAGGACTTGGGCGTAACCAAGAAACAACGTGAAGAGATCCTAGATACCTTTGCCTCTAACTGTCGTAGTATCATGGACGAAGCAATGACTAAGACTAAGAGAGACAATAGGAAGCTAAGACTATCACGGGTAGGCTATGACGACCGTAAGCTATGGATGGACTACCATAACCCTGATGCTTCTGAGCAGTCATTCACAGCCGCTGACTACACTAAGTTTCTCTATGGTCACCTGACTGAGGAAATGATGTTAGCCTTAGTTAAACTCAGTGGCAATGAAGTCACGGATGAGCAGAAGAAAGTCAAAGTAGCCGGGGTCTCAGGGCACATGGACTGTAAGATCAATGGTGTTATTGTTGACGTTAAGTCAGCTAGTCCCCATGGTTTCCGTAAGTTTGAGAAGGGTACTCTGTACAAGGACGACCCCTTCGGGTACGTAGGTCAGAACAAGGCCTATGCTTTTGCCGAAGGTGAGACTAAGTACGGTTGGCTTGCGTTTAACAAAGTCAATGGAGACATTGTTTACTTAGAGTACGATGAGACACTTGAGGGTGCTCCGTACCATGAGGCAGTGTCTTACAACATTGAAGACAGGGTTAAACACATAAAAAAGCTAGTAGGGCTCAGTACTCGTCCGTTAGCGGTGTGCGAGGAGCCTATTCCCGATGGGTCGGGAGGCAACTACGCACTCTCAGCAGCCTGTACCTTCTGCCCACACAAGTTCCAATGCTACGAAGGGCTCAGGTCTTTCTCCTACGCACACGGGACAAAGTACTTGACTACTGTGGTAAAGGTTCCGAGAGTTACGGAGATTACTGACGATGAACTGTAGTAACAGAGACACTAAGCGTTTTACACAGGACCTCCTGACTAGGTACAGGAAGCACCACGCAGTCATGGAGGCCTACCTCAAGCATGACAGGCCTGTGGAATGGTACGAATGGGACACAGGTGTCTGGGTTAGGACTGAGGTCCCCTTGTGGGAAAGTGACATTGATTACAGAATTGCTGAGGAGGACGAAGTATGAAAGCAAAGACTAAGAAGCCACGTTCTAAGTCCTACGGTCGTTACCGTAGTGGCTTAGAGGCTAAGTTTGCTGAGGCACTGCCCCGAGGTTCATATGAGTACGAGTCACTTAAGATACCCTACACAACGCATAGAACGTATTTAGTTGACTTCGTTGTGAATGAGCGTATAATAGAGTGTAAAGGGTTCTTCCGTGAAGGGGATACACAGAAGTACAAAGCTATCAGAGACACCTTAGCCGAGACAGGCGAGGAGTTGATCTTTGTACTTAGTGACCCTAACAAGAAGATCCGTAAGGGAGCAAAGATGACCATGGGCCAGTGGTGCAAAAAGGAAGGCTTTGCTTATTTCACACTTGAGGAGGTAGAGGAGTTGCTAGAGTATGTCAATGATCCTAGAAGAAGTAATTGAAAAGATTAAACAAGAGTACGATCCTGATCTAGTCCTAGAGGCACTAGAGATTGACATAGAAGAACTCTTAGACCGCTTTGAAGACAAACTAATACTGAACCTACATAAGTTCACCGAGGAGAATAATGACTATGAGTAATAAAACAATTGAACTACGCACTGAGTTTGCACAGAACATCTTTGTATTCTTACAACGAGTACCTACACAGAATGCTCAGGAGGCTCAGGCACTCCTAGCTACCCTAGGTGAGCTTGAGAATATCCTAGGTGCTATCAGTGAAGCAGAGGGCTCTGAGCAGCTTGATCTGGACTTAGACACTGAGGAGTCTTAAGATGCCGGGGACTCAGGAAGAGTACGATTCGCTTGGCGCCTACGTAGGGTCTAATCAGCCAGTAAGTACAAAGCCCAGTGAGGCCCTTTGGGTTAAAGGAGCCCCGGGTTATGAGGGGTCTCAGGATTACAGACGCATAGTCACCCCCAACTCGGCCGACCTAGTAAACCGACCACCCCACTACAACCAAGGTGACATAGAGTGCATAGACTACCTTAAGGATAACCTAAGCCCCGAAGGGTTCCGAGGTTACTTAGAAGGTAATGTCAAGAAGTACGCACACAGGTTTAGGTACAAAGGGGGCGTGCAGGACTTAGAGAAGTCTGAGTGGTACCTAAAGAAACTTATCGAGGAGCTTAAGCATGGATAGACCAAAGGTACTAACATTCCCTCAGAACGAAGGGCCTAAGAAACAGACCTTAGTTGAGTCACTCCAGTCAATCATTGACATGGTTGAGGATGAGTTATCTACTGACCCTGACAGAACGCCTACAGAGTTTGCTATGTTGATTGAGTCCCCTACGGAGACTTTTGTACTAACTAACTACGACAGCCAAGCAGACGCACACTTCGCGTTCTCAATGGCACAACAGATGGTATTAGCACCTTGGATGTACTACGGTGCTATGGATGAGGAGGACTAAGTTGACAAAGACAGACACACAGAACACAATGAGCCTTTACCAAGAATTCATACATAAGACTAGGTACGCTAGGTACTTACCCGAGGAACAACGTCGGGAGTCTTGGCCTGAGACCGTAGACCGCTATGTCAACTATTGGGGTAACTCCCTAGGTAAACAAGAGGCCACTGAGGTACGTGAAAGCATACTAAACATGGACGTAATGCCTTCCATGCGTTGTCTCATGACGGCAGGGGAAGCATTGGACAGGGACAACGTAGCCGGGTTTAACTGTAGCTACCTACCCATTGATCACCCTAGGGCCTTTGACGAACTACTGTACATTCTAATGTGCGGTACGGGCGTAGGTTACTCAGTGGAACGTCAGTACATACAGAAGCTCCCTGAGGTTGCTGAGGACTTCTTTAAGACTGAGACAACAGTGCATGTAGTGGACTCTAAGATTGGCTGGGCCAAGGCCATCAGAGAAGTCATTAGCTTACTGTACTCAGGGCAAGTACCTGACTTTGATGTATCTAAAGTACGCCCCTCAGGTGCTCCTTTGAAGACCTTTGGAGGCAGGGCCTCAGGGCCTGAGCCCTTGGTTGACTTATTCAAGTTCCTATGCCGTACGTTCCAAGACGCTAAGGGTAGGAAACTGAGTTCCCTCGAAGCCCATGACATATGCTGTAAGATTGCTGAGATTGTCGTAGTGGGCGGAGTTAGACGTAGTGCCCTTATCTCCCTTAGTAACCTTACTGACGACAGAATGCGTAGGGCTAAGACAGGTGAGTGGTACCGAGAAGACCAAGCTCCCTACAGAGCCTTAGCTAACAATAGCGCATGTTACACAGAGAAGCCTGACTTTGAGGCATTCCTTAACGAATGGAGAACAATGTATGAATCAAGAGCAGGAGAACGAGGCTTCTTTAGCCGTGTTGCGTCTCAGAAAGTCGCTGCAAGAAACGGCAGACGGGACCATGAACAAGATTTTGGAACAAATCCTTGCAGTGAAATCATCCTCAGGCCCAACCAGTTCTGTAACCTATCAGAAATTGTTGCAAGACCGGGAGATGCACTGGACAATCTCAAGCGAAAGTGCGAGGTTGCGGCTATCCTTGGAACTCTCCAAAGCACCCTTACCGACTTCAGATACCTGAGGAATGTATGGAAGAAAAACACTGAAGAGGAGGCATTGCTTGGAGTTTCAATCACGGGTATCATGGATCACCCTGTCCTCCGTGGAGACAAAGGAAGCAAGGAACTTGGCCGATGGTTGGACGAGCTTAGGACCGTGGCGATTAGTGTCAACAAGAAGTGGGCAAGTAAACTTGGAGTTAGTCAAAGTGTTGCCATCACTTGTGTCAAACCCAGTGGTACTGTGTCTCAGCTTGTTAACGCAGCCTCAGGTATCCACCCCCGCTACAGTGAGCACTATATCCGCAGAGTCCGTTGTGACGAGAAAGACCCCATGGCACAGATAATGAAGGACGCTAAGGTGCCTTACGAGCCTGCTCAGATGGGTTCCGCAGCTATCTTTAGTTTCCCTATAAAGAGTCCAAAGGGGCCTACAGCAGCCTCCCTCGGGGCCCTAGAACAGCTTGAGTTATGGAAAGTGTACCAAGAACATTGGTGTGAGCATAAGCCTTCCATGACCTGTTACTACAGGGACGAAGACTTCCTAGAGGCTGGTCAGTGGCTGTACAATAACTTTGACGAAGTGTCCGGGGTATCTTTCCTACCCTATGACGGCCACGTGTACGCTCAGGCACCTTATGAGCCTGTGGACTCTGAGACTTACAAAGAGCTACTTAAGGCAATGCCTAAGGAAGTATCTTGGGAAGTCAAGGAGGAGACTGACGTAACTGAGGGTGTCCAGAACTTAGCCTGTGTTTCGGGGGTGTGTGAGATATGATAGACCTTAAGAATACCCTAGTACATCCAGAAAAGATCTACGGCCTCCAGTTGCTCGGGAACCAGATAAACGTCACCGCAGTCTCAGGCCACTGCTTCTATGCTTACTATGATACTGAGGAAGAGGCAAGGGTTGACTTTGAGAAAGCTCGTGATATGCTAATAGCGTACCATAAAGACCCTCATGAGATAAACTAAGGAGAACTAACTTATGTATGCAGTATACGAATGTGAGCATAGATACTGTGGTGACGGAGTATCAGCTTCGTTTCCTTATAATACCTTGTTTAAAGGCACTATGGAGGAATGCCATAACTTCGTAGTTAAAAACAACATAACCGCTGAAGCGCCGCCTGAAGAATGGTACGGTGAAGACTTTGATCTGGTGCTAGTAGGTTGGGATGGTGAAGGTGAATACGGAGGTAAGTATGAGGACTACTACCCTGCTCACACTAAACATATGAATGTATTCGAGGGTCTATAACTAGGAGAGACTATGAGAACTATCTGTAAAACCAAAGGATGCGGTGAGCCAGTACAGACCGTGGGTGCTAAGGGTGCCCATGGAGTCTACTGCTCTGAGTGCGATCGTAAATTAGCTAAGGAGCGTATGCGTACACTCAAGGCCCGTAGGTTGTCTGAGGAGGCCAAGGGTCTCTTTCAAACTAAGTCGGGCCAAGTGTACATCATTAGTAATCCTGCGTTCCCCGGATGGGTCAAAGTAGGCAGAGCCTATGATGCCTCTGATAGACTTAGATCCTATCAGACGTCGAGCCCCTTCAGGGACTATGAGTTACATTGGTTCCTACCTACTGAGGATTCCTCACTAAGTGAACACAAGGCCCACAGTATCCTAGGGGCTAAGTTTGATCGTAGAGGGGAATGGTTTAAGATTACGCCTGAGTTAGCTGAGGCTGTCCTTGAGAAGGAGCTTAAGGTCGCTTAGTCCCCTTGTACATAAGAAGCTTGTCAATACCAAAGACAGACATAGTAATGCTTAGGAACCCTCCCATGTACCACTCGGGCAGGGTATCTAAGATTTGGAAGCCCTGTGTAGCGTAGGGTTGCAAAGAAGGTATGAAACTCATGACAAATGGCGCTGACCATATAAAAACAAGAACTTCGTCAGAGTAACCCGGAATACCATTCTGTAACCTAGCTACCTTGGCTTCTGCTTTTGCCTCGCTAACCTTGTTCCTTGAGGTCACCCAAGACCCCACTATGGACCCTAGTGGCCCTAAGATTGCACTTAACATACTATGTCTCCTTGATTACGAGGGTACATCATTAGAAATATCATTAGACGACATGTTATTCATAGTTAGGTCTAAGGAGCCAACGTTGTCCTGAAGCGTAGGGTACGTATCCCCATCCCCCATTCTCCAATAATGAGCAGGAGAGCTACCTAAAGCTGTCAAGTCATGAGTAGTTCCTGAGTTATAGATAGAAGCCACGTTGGTTGTCTCGTCTGAGGACCATATAGCTACTTCGTCAATCCTAGTATCATTCCTAAGGTATTGTCCCGTACGCTCTCTACCAATTCTAAAAAGATTCGCAGGGACGCTTGAGCTATTCCCGTAGTTGGCATGGCTGTTAGTAGTACTCTGGGGTACTCCATCAATCCATATTTGGAACCTACCATAGTAATTACTGATAGCATTTGAAGCAACTCCAGTAGTTCCTCCATCATAGGTTACCACAATCTGGTGCCAGTTCCCTACAGTAAGAGAATTAGTAGGGGTGATTAGTTGTAGATAGTTAAAGGAACTACCGTAGGTCAGTTTGATACCATCAGAATTTCCTTTGTAGTGAAGGGCAACACCCGCCTCTGAGGTAGTATCTCCCCCAAAGTAAAACAAGGTCTGGTTTTGATTGTTACTAGATCCGGGCTTTACCCAAAGCATAAGAGTCCATGCGTCACCTGAGCCTGACCCATTAGCTGCTCGGTACAGAGGGTGGGAAGTGTTGGCCGTAGCATCTACGTACTCATTGTTATTAAAAACTACGCTACGTGTGTTGCTGTAGGGAGTAGAAGCTACCGTGATTGTCAGTGTCTCTGAGTCTTGACCATTGTAGTTAACGGCTCTCATAGTAGGAGTGTATGTGCCCACGGGAAGGTCACTTCCTCCTATGATCTTCCTTATGTTACCTTCTACAGTAGTCACCCCCGTAGGAAGATTGTCCCATTCGTAGCCCACACCATAGTTAG